TCAAATTTAATTGCATCACCATCATAAAGACCGTGATTTGCGATTGTTACTACCATATCACCTGTTGCTGGATCATATGTTGTAGCATTAGTAGGAGTTCCAACAGCATCAGTTGGACACTTAAATTCTAAATGCTTAAGATGAACCGACATTGGATACTGTAAAGCATATCCATGAACAGAATTGGTTGTAACCGTTATGATTCCAGTAGTATTATCATATGCAGCAGTTTGAATACCAATTTCATACTTAGATGAAGCACCTATTCCAGTAATTTTACTGATAGAACCAGCAGCAAATAAGTTAATATTATCATTTAAACTTGGTTTAACTTTAGCACCTACAAGTGGAGCATATCCAATACCTGGAGTAGAACCCATAGAAACAATCAGTCCACCTCTTGGTAGTTGATTCTGATTGATGTCAAAATCAGATTGCATCGGAGTACCATTCTCTGAAGATATTCCAGTAAATACAACACTAGAAATACCAGCAGTAGAATCTGCTTTTATCTCATAGTTATTACCTGCGTTGTTTAATGTAAGAGGAGTCTGGAATACACCATTAATGAATAAGATACCATTTCCAACAGCAACACCAGTTTCTGTATTAGCACCACCAACAGTCATTGTGTAGGTTTTACCAATTCCAGTAAATGAATCTGAAACATCATCAAACACCATATTAGTGTCATAATTGCTTCTTAAGAATGTTCTACCACTAAATTCTGCTCTTACATATGGTAAGTTAGTGTCATTCCTTCTTGCTCTAGTATTTCCTTTTGGTGGATCTAAGAACCATACAGTACTATCAACAATATTAAAGGATCCTCTATGAACCCTAGTAGCGGTTGTGTCAGCGTGAGAAGTTGCTCCTATACCCAAAGATCCTCTATTAACTCTAACAACGGGTAGAGTACAAATACCGAGGGCAACATCAGTAGAATCGTTTATAGTTCCAGTAGAAATGCTTGCAAATCCTACTTGCTCAACCTTCATATATTCACTATCAATCTTCAATACATCTCTGGGTTGAACTGAACTAATTCCACTAAGAACAAACTGAGATGTTCCTGCACCAATAGCACCATCAAGTGTATGTTCGATTGAAGTAAATGTAATTGGTTGCTGAACGATACCATCTAAACCAATAACAGTCTTAGATAGTTTTTTAGTCATATCAAGTTGGTGTGCATTACCTTCACCAACACCAGTAAATGTTATAGCAGCACCAGCAGAAATATATTCTTTTCTACTGAATAATTTAAATTTATTCTCATTAGTAACCTTAACAAATACTTCAGATGGTAATATATCAGTTGTAATACCAGCATTATTGGTTGTAGATCCTATTGATACTGCAGTTGATCCAATACCGATAAAGGTTGATCCTGGAGAATATGTTAATTGCTCATTAGTATTGAAGAAATGATTTGGTAGAGTAAACTCACCAGTTACCATATTCAACTGAGTTGCATCTGCAGGATTAAATATCTTAGTATAAACTGGAATATTATTATGATTTAAGTCAAAATTAACTTTATTTGCTCTAGATCCATTTACACCATCATAAGCAGATAATACTACACTCTTCTCTGCAGGTCCAACAACTAGAGAATCTGGAGTATTTTGGAAATCGTTTATAGTATTGAATACTTCATTAAATGCCTGAACTTCAATTAAAGATGTTTGTGAAGTATCAGGATAGAAATTAATATTAATATTATTTCCAGATGTAACTGCACCAATTGTACCTAATCCACTATTAGATTGTCCTGTAAATGGATATTGTATGGTAGTTGCGGTTCCTTCATCTTGCATAATAACTGCTTGATGTATAGCAGATTCAGTACTACTATTAACTCTCACAAGAGTCTTAATTGCACTATCAATTCTATTATCAATTGTAGAAATTAATATTGGTGTTGAAGTACCCGTATGATATGTTGATTCTAACCTAGCAGATCTTTCAGCACCTGCAGGTTGTCCTGGAACTGCATATCTGTATGTTCCTACTCCAACAATTCCATTTCCGTCAATTGTTGCACCTAAACCAACGATATTTGCACTTGCATTAATTACTCTCTTCGTATCATTTTCACATTCAAGGTAAATTGTACCAGAATCATATCTTGCAGTAAGAACTCCAACCCTAGATGCACTATAAGAAACATTTAATGCGTCAACATAAGTTTCTGCATAGAAGATATTAGTTCCATCAAAGTCTAATATAACCTCACCATAGTTAAGTTCTTTAGTAATATCATCCTGAACCAATATATCAGCAAAGAGTCCATTAAAATCAGTATCAGAGAATTGTGCTATAGTTGTTGTAGTAACTCCTATAATATTATCGTTAATATCTGTTTGTGCGATTGCAACTTTTACATTAACGCCAGTTAAATCAACCTGACCTATAGAAGTAGATTCAGTCTTAACTGCATTAGTAATAAACTCTGTTTTTAAGATCTTAATATCATGATCTCTATCATACTTGTCAGTTGGTAAGAAGTTTAATGCCTTTCTTTGGAATGCATCTGAAGTTGCTTCAAAGTCACCCAACTTTATGTTTGTGAAATCTGATGATTTTTCAACTAAAAATGCATTATTTGTGGTTGTTAATACAGCAATTTCTGATAATTGAATATCTAATGTATCTGCATTAACAATTTGAACCAAATACTTGGTAAAGTTACCATCAATTTCTTCAATTTCAGTAAATACATCTTGGAATCCCTTACTTGAGAATCTTCCACTAATATCATCATGAATCAAAACTCTATTTGATTTACACTTTGTATAGTCTGTTAATTTTGTATTTTGGAATGTTGCAAATTTTGATTTTGTTGGATTTACGTCAGGTCTAGCATCATAATCTCTTCCAAAATCAAAGTTGTTGATTGTATCAACTCTCTTATCATTCATAAGATCAACAACTATAACAGGATTTGCCTGAATAGTAGTTCCAATACCAACATTAACAGCAGAAGTTATACCAACATCAGAGAAATTTTTAAGACCTGATGGGTGAACTAATCTATTAACAGGATTAACTAAATCATCCCAAGCAACTGGACTCTTAATAGAGTATGATAGATTCTGATAATAATCATTATCTGGTATAACTTGGAAATCTTCATTTAATTTTCCAGTATTATCCAACCATCCATAATCTTGTCTATTGGAATAATCAACCTTAAATTTAGCTCTATTTCCAACAATAGAACTTACTGTTGCACTTATATTACTATTAGCACCCCGTATTCTATCACCAACTCTTAATTGATAATCACCATCAACTTTAATAAAATCTTCTCTAGCTTCTACTACAGTTAATCCTCTTTCAATAAACTTATCTGTACCCTTAACAAGAACACTTTCATTAAGTAGTAATAATCCCCTTTCTTGAATAACTTCAAATACAGGATAATTCTTTCTGTTAATGATATTTGCATAACCAGATTGATAAGTCTTAGCAATACCTGGATTAGTTGTTAATCCAGCTACACTATATTTCAAAATTGCTGGATTTGAGTTTGTATATTCATCAACGATAAAGAATCTATATTGATAATTTGCAGAGTTATAACCATCTCCACCAGTAGCAATACCAGAAGAGTTTGTATTAGATTGTGTTCCAATACCTGCTTCACCAAATAATTCAACACCTTCTACAAAAATCTCATCTCCAGTTGTGAATGGAGGATTTACAAATCCGTTTATTGGAGTTTCTAATACACAAGTAACTATTCCACTTCCACCACCAGTCATGGAACTAATTCCAACACCATTAGAGTTATTAACAGTAACAATTCTATGGTTTACAGATTCTAATCCTTGAATAGGAGCAATAATATTAATTTCAGATATTGATTGATGTGGTGTATGTGCAGTTAATGAAGTTTCGTCTACAACGAGATCACTTTCTGGATTATAAACAATAACATCTGGAGCAGATAGGAATTGATTACCACCATCTACAACATTAATACCTGTGATACTATCTACATTATCAATCCTAACTACAGGAGAAACAAATGCTTCAGGACTTAATGTTTTATCTGATGGATATTCATATCCAATATCGAATATTCTTACATCATTAATTCTTGCAATTGATGTAGAAAGTGCCACAACATTTGCATTTGTTCCACTAGTAGTAACTTGACTCCAATTTTCTGGTGTTGTTGGAACACTATTGGTACTAGTTGTGATTGCAACATAGGTCAATCCAGCAAATTCAACTACAGTACCTTTCTTATAATCAATAGTATTACTCCAATTTAAACCACTTGCACTAACAATTCTTTCAAATTTTGGTATCTTCTTATAATCAACACCCTTAGAAATTACTTTTAATTCTTTTATAGATCCAACTACAGTTTTAGATTCTGTTGAATATTCAATTGTTTCACATTGATCTGCCTGATATGAAAGAAGTTCAGGTATTTTTGTAGGAGAAACCTTAAATGTATCGGAGGTTATGCCAAATATCTTATAATCACCACTATAAGAACTATCTACAAATTTAATTTGTGAATTATTTTCAACTAATGGATCTGCAGTACTAATGTATCCACCTTTTTCTACCGCATAATATAATTCAGTTGGAGTTGATTTTGAGAATGCAACTGATACAACCGAATCTGTTCCTACACCTACTGTACCAACACCAGCTCTATTAAAGATGCTACTATCTTGAGAACTAATAAACTCATTCTTAAACTCTTTATCATAGAAGAATTTAAGATCATATCCAGTTAAAGATGTATCAGAAACATTAAATGATAATTTAGAACTCTTAGTTACTTTAAGTTGTGGATTGACTAAAGCAACACTATGAGTTTGTCCTCCAGTAGAAGTAATACCAACCAATAATGGTGGTTGTTGCTGCACATCATTTAAAGTTTCACCTAAACTGAATTGATTTGAATTTTCTTCATAAACATAGTAACAAGGATTATTCAATCCATCTGCAGCATCACTACTTTCATATAAAACCCTATCACCAGTTTTATATCCATGAGAGTTGATTGTAATTCTATTGTTTATTACATCTATAGCATCAGAACCAAATCCAGTCCTATTAACCAATAATTTTTGGAATTCTGAATTAAACGAAAGACTTAATGGTGTAGTACTACCAATTCCAACAATATTATTTGGTATAACATTCAGATTAATTACATCATCATTTTGTAGACCGTGTGTAGAAGTTATTGCTGCTCCAATATTTGTAGTAATTGTTGCTGTAACATCATCAACATCACCAATAACTTGAGTATTATTAGATTCTAAAGCATATTCAAAATCGTCAGATCCATTACCGTGGAAGAATAATCCTTCACTTGTACTACCAATTGAAGTTCTTTCAGTTACAAGACCAATATAATTTTGTCCTTTATTAATCGCATATACCGTAAATGTATCTGTCGTTACATTAGGAATATTGAATAGATTATTTGGAGCACTTTCTTCTCCAACAATCATCGAAGTAGCAGTTCCTCTCTTAGTAAGTGTTAATTCCTGACCATTAACAAATGGATGATTTGGAAGATATATTGTTCTTGTTGGAATTGAAACCTCTTTTGGAGTTTCACCAACAGTATAATTTACACTAATCGTACCACCAGATGTTGTACCTAGTCCAACTGCCTGATTAGCATTAAAATAAACTAAGTCATTAACCTTAGATTCAAATTTCTCAACCTTAACAGGTATTGTAATTTCCCTATTTAAAATATCTAACTTAGATCCATAAGCATGAGCAATACCTGAACCAAATCTCTTTACTCTTAGAATAGAACCTATATCAAAGATATTAAGAACTCTAACAGTCTCAAAATCACTAATTTTTATAGATGATCCAATCGAAACTGTTTTTGGAATAGTATTTACGTAAATATCATCAACTCTACCTGTAACAACTGCGTTTGCAGTCATAGATTGAGCAAGTCCAATCTTATCAGTTGAAACACCAACAGTAAATGAATTTGTAAGGTGAACTATTGGACTACTTAATCCAGAAATAGAAACGGTATCAAGATCATTTACTTCAAAGAATGGTGAATATGTTGCAGTAACCTGATTACCAGTTTTCCAAGTAAATACTGCATTCTCGTATCTAGTTAATTGTGTCTCAATACTAGAAATGCCAATACCAACTAGAGATTTAACTTGTCCTCTTAAACCTGATCCATTAGTTCCAACATTATTAAACTCTGTAAAATCACCGACTCTATAACCATCACCACCATCTAAAACTTGTAAACTATCAATTTCACCAGTAGTAACTGATTCAACAGTTGTTAATTGTCTTAAGAATTCATTAGATTCTACAATAAAATCATTATCTGCTAATACATTACCAACTTTATATGGGAAAGTATTTCTTGCTAAATTAGAATTATTAAAATCAAATTCTTGATTTAATGTAGTATTGGATAAAATATATGGAGATCTATAAGTTTTACCTATAAAATATGGGAAACTTGGTTCTAAATCATTTGTTTGTGAACTAGGTGCTACACTAGCAAAATATGCATAAACACCATTTGGAAATTCATCAGTTTTACAGAATCTACCATTATGCTCATCAAGAGTATGTGATCCAGTATATTGCCAATCATCAGTAAAAAATCCACTCTCAAACTTAGTTGTGGATGGACGATCTACAACCTTAGTTACATCTAAAGTATAACCAGAAGTTACAATACCAACAGCAGGACCTAATTGATCAATTTCTGTATAACCATATGGTCCATAAATTGGATTTCCATCATATGCCCAACCAATAATTGGTGAATGTTTAGTTCCATCATCATTAAACGATGTTCTAATATCCGATGTATATCCATGAACACTAAGGTGTAAACTATTCTCACCTTCAGAATTTAAACTGTAACTACCTTGCCTCTTGTTATTATCAACTGTTAATTTTCTAACTCTAGGTTCAAACTTAGCATTCTTTCCTCTTGCCTTAACGCTAAATGTAACTAAAGAAGCAGTATATCCAATACCAGGATTAATTACTTCTACACCAGTTAGTCTTCCTTCACTAATTGTTGGTTTTAGAATAGCACCAGTTCCAAAAACTCCAGCACCACCAATCCCAGTTGTGGTCATTCCAACTGCTTCTATAGAAACTTCTGGTAAAGAGTAATATTGCTGACCTCTATTTAAAACCTGAACATCAACAACTTTACCACCAACAATTGCTCCACCAACAATTGCATCTTTTCCATTTTCAACAACTATTTTTGGATTTTTCTGTAAATTTAATATATCTGAACCATACTTAGTACCCTTTTCATAAAGATAAGTATCAACTATACTACCTGTAACTACTGGAGTAAAGTTAAATGTTCCAGTAACAGTGGATCCAAAGGAAACTTCTGCGGTTACTTTAATATCTGGATACTTAAATGTTTGGAATCCTTCACCTTGAGTTTCTAAACCAACATAATCACGTCTATTATAAGCATTTCTAGATGGAGTTCCAGAACCAGCATCTGCCAATCTAAACGAATTATCATCAATTTTTAATATATGATAAGAATTAGATGTACTTAATCCACCAATAATAGTACCTGAAGTTGAATATTCAACAAGATCGCCATCAGAGAAACCATGATCTTTAAAGTTTATCTTTGCATATCCTATAGAAACGTCTGTAGGTTTGATATGTAATTTTCTATATTGATATCCAGAACCAGAATTTATAACTTTAACTGACTGTAAAGTTTTCTTAGATACTGTTCTAAACTTATGAATACCTGCAGCGTTGGTTGCGGTTGAAATACCAATAGTATTAATACCAGCAATTGCATCATCGTATGTCTGATGTAATTGAATTGTACTTGAATTAACTACTCTAATGTTATATCCAGCACCAGTTGCTAATCTTCCAGTAGCAGTATTTGTATTATCTCCAAATCCACCTATACCAATAGAAGGATTACCATTGCTATTATAGAAAATAAGATCACCATTATCTAAGAAATGCTTTTTCTTAAATGTAATTGTCTCATCTTCGATTGATAGTCCACCAGAGAAGAAAATATCTCTACTATCAAATAACATTTCTCGGTATCTTTGCCCAATAACTGGTTCTAAAAGACAACCAGATCCATTACCACCAGTTAATGAGATAGCCTTTACTTCATCTATATCAAAATCATGAGGGTCTACAAATACTTCTTTAACTGTTCCACTAATAACAGGTTCTATTAACGCTGTTACACCAGCACCAATACTATTTTCAATAACCAATCTTGGTGGATTTACTACATCATAATCTTCACCACCATTATATACATCTACACTATCAACAGGACCATAATAAATGTAATCTTCTGATATTGGAGTTCTTATTTGAACACCATCAATCAACATACCAATATTATTAACTGGTACTTCATTTTTACCAGAAACATATAAATCTTGACTTAATGGGAATTTCTTAAGAATTTTATTAGCAGATAAATTCTTAGCATACTCAGATTCTTTTGTAAATGTATGAGTAGAAGTTGTTGCAAGTCCTTCAGCAACAAATCTGATAGCATTTACTACATTACCTATCATTCCTCTAGAACGATATAGTCTAATTTTACCAGGTTTTGGTTGAACTATTTCAACATAGTAAGTTGTACCAGATTCTAAGTTAGTTAATGGATTAGATGATTCATAAACTACAGCATCTCCAGTAATTAACTCAATTTCGTCATTATTACCAGAAAATACTTCATTATAATCCTTAGTTAGACTATTATATCCTCCCAAAAATCCATTTGTAGATGATATAGAAATTAAAGTTCTCTTAACAGATGAAGGTAATGTATAACTTGGTAGAGAGTTAGATGCAACATATCCATCAATATCATCATCAGTATATACGTTTAGTACATCAGATATAATATTTGAATTGCCTTCTCCTATTTCTATGCCTTGACTAATTGCTTTATTTAATTTTCTTCTTAAATCATAATATAAACCAACTACAGGAGTAAATCCAGATATTCCAGAAACTATTACTTGATTACTTGAAGGATCAATATTTGTAACTTCAACTAATGAAACTTCAACATTCTCAGAATTTCTAGATAAAATTTCTGCCTTATCACCAACTTTTAAACTGGATTTATCAATTGAACTTCCCAATACAAGAGTAGAACCGTTAATTTGAGTGATCTGATATCTGGAACTAGTATTGTATATCCATGAGTTGGCAAATATTTCTTTATATGACTTATCAAAACTAGGATTACTTATAGTTTCACCTACGTTCTTAACAAAAATTCTTTCTCCTTCAGATACAGAAGAGATATCTGAAACTGTTTTAAATTCAGATAGAACACCAGTTATTCTTAAATCAACTCTCTTTGTTAAATCTCCATCTTCATACCCAAAAATTGTTTCATCTGCTCTAAGATCAGAACCAATACCAATATTTTCTGTGATATTAGTGCAACCAAAGAACTGGTTAACTGATTTTGATGAATATGTAATTGAGTTAATACCACATAAAACATAACCAGTCTGAGCAAATCCAACAGTAGAATCCACAGAAACGATGGAAGAACCAATTGAAACTGGTTCCATTACCTTTGTTCTACCTGGAATAGTAAATATTCCCTCAATTAAATCTCTGTCAGAGAATCCAACAAACAAAGAAATCTTATAATAGATCTTTTCATTTCTAGTTAATATCTCAACTTCAGAAACTGAGGCACTTGTCCCAGAATCATTTGATTTAGTAACTGTTTGACCAACTAGTTTTTGAGGATCGCCAATAATTCTATCAGCAATTATAACTTCTCTTCTTATAAATTCTGCACTAGAAGGTTTAAATAAACGTTCCTCTAAGTCTAATATTATAGATTCTTCTCCAAACAGAACCTTTAATAAGATTCTAATGGATTCTTCAATACCTTTTGATTGATAAAAACTTCTAGCATGCTTAATGAAGTTACCAACATCAAGATCTTTGGTAAAATCATTATCTTCTAAACCAGGTAAGAATGTTTTCTTTAACTTTCTATAAAATTCTTGTATGAATAATACACTTAAGTTGGTGACAGTTGCACCATTAACATGAGATTCTGCCTTTGTATTTTCAAATATTAAACCTTCTCTATTGACATTATCTAAAGATGTTGATATTCCAACTTCAAATCCACTTACTCCACTAAAACCACGAAGACAACCTGTAAAAGTAGTGGTTGTTTTAGCAGTATATGTTATAATTTCACTACCAATCTTTAAAAGACCATAGGTATCAGGAAAACCTTTAGTTGATGCAACAGTAATAGTTGTATCAGAAGTAGAAACAGCAGAGGATAAAGTAGTAGTTCCATGAACAACTTCAGGAACTAGGTTATCAACCTTTAAATACTGATCTAAATTATCAATTAAATCAGTTG